ATCAGGCGAATCAACTCACGCGGGATTTCCCGCCAAGGCAAGATCGAGGGAATCAACACCGTGACCCATCTCGGCGACAACGGAAAAAATGGCGATGCGCGCGTGACGGTGTATCAGCTCGGCGACATGCGCGTTGCCGATACCAACGGCGACCCGATCTGGGAAGAGCAGGACCACGCCGCGTTCGCGGAACTCCTCAAAACCGAAGGGATCAAACTGTGAGTCCCACGACCGCACTCACCCGCGCTCTGGTCCTCGCGCTCACCGCGCCCGATCAAGCACGCGCCGACCGCGCCATCGCTCTCGCCGAGTCTATCGGCGCGGGCTGCACAAAGCGCCAGGTCGAGACCGCCAAGCGCAACGCCTCAAAGCTGCCGTAAAATGAAATCCACGCTCCTCCTCCTCGCGCTCGCGGTCACGGCGCACGCCGCGCCACCACCCAGCTTCTTCCGCGCGCTCCACGTCGTCGAGACGTCGGGCCGCACGGGGCCGATTCTCGGCGACGGCGGCAAGGCGCTCGGACCTTTGCAGATTCACCGAGCCTACCACGCCGACGCACGCATCGGCGGCGACTACTCGCGCTGCGCTGATCTCGATTACAGCAAGCGCGTCGTGAGCGCCTACCTCCAACGCTACGCGCCCGCAGCGTGGGCGGCGGGCGACGTGAAGACCCTCGCTCGCGTGCACAACGGCGGGCCGCGCGGCGCCAGCAAGCCCGCGACCGTGGCCTACGGCGACAAGGTCGCGCGCCTCACCAAATAACTTTCGGAGCCGCCCGATTGCCAAGGCCAACGAGCCCGACCGTGGGCGTGCGAAAATACGCGGTCACAACTCAGCAACACAACACAACGACAACACGACAATGGAAAACGACGACGACAACGAAATGCTCTGGGCCGCGCAAGACCTGCGCACCATCACAAGCAACCAGACCGAGGTAACGATCTCGCGGCGAGTCATCATCTCGCCGATCAACTCAGGGCCGAAATGGGATTACCTAATCACCTTCGGCGACCTAATGAATCGCGGGAAGTGGCGCTGGGAGTGCGCTCAGGCGGAGACGCTAGAGCGCGCGGCGGAAATTGCAAAGCTCCAAGCGGTGACGCAGGGCAACGAACGCAACCGCGAGCTTGCGATCTTGCGCGAGTCAGCCGCGAAGCTGGGCGTGCAGCTCGTGGAGGCCGCACCATGAGCCGCCCAAGTTCACCGCTGGTGCCGCTCGTAATTCGCCGCGTGCTCGAAGGATTTTCCACTAAGGAAATCGCGCATGAGGCGAGACTGACCGCAGGCGCGGTGTCGAAGATCATCGGCAACACGCCCGACATCCGAAAGCAATACGTCACGCACGCGGAATTTCGCCAGCTCCTCAACCAACGCAAGGCCACGCCATGACGCTCGACCTAATTCACGCGGAATTAATCCGCATCCGCGAAGCTCTCGAAGCTCGCCCGTTCGCATCGGGGGCACCGGCTGCAAAGCCCGCCGCTCCGCGCTCGGACGAGGTCCCGATGCCGACCGAAATCATCGAGGACGCTGGCAGCGTGCAGGTGCACTTCGGCAAGAATAAGGGCGTGGCGCTCTCGTCGCTCGGGGACCGATCAGTGGCGTGGTATGCGCAGGATCCTGAGCCACGGCTCGGGAACAACGGCAAACCCTTCCCGCCGCGACCCGAGGACGTGCTGCTGCGCAACGCGGCGCGGACACTCATCCACCAGAAGCGCGGGACTCTTCCGAGTGCCGCAGTTCCTACCGCTCCCGCAGCGACCTCTGTGAACGAGGAACACGTCCCGTTCTAAAAGCAAAAGCCCGTCGCGGGAACACAACCGCGACGGGCAGCAAAACAACACAACAACATCAGTCGATTCGTAAAAAATGAACACAGCAGAAACACCCACAGTCACATCAACCGCCGTAGTCGATACGCCCAAGACCGTCATCACGACCACAGCCCCAAAGCCTCTCATCAACTACGGCGCGCAGGGAGTGAAGCTCGCGAGCCTCGAAGACGCGTTCCGATTCGCAAACGCGATCGTCGCCAGCGGATTTGCGCCGCGCGGCATGGAGAAACCGGAGGCGGTGCTGGTCGCGATTCAACTCGGGGCGGAGCTCGGGCTCACGCCGATGGCCGCGCTCCAGAACACGGCAGTCATCAACGGCAGGCCAGCGATCTACGGCGACGCCGCGCTCGCCTTGGTCCGCGCATCCGGTCTGCTCGAATCCTTTAACGAGGAGGAGGTGGGCGAGGCCGGCAAAGATTCCTTCGGCGTGCGCGTCACCGCGGTTCGCCGCGATGGCTCGAAGGGCTGCGAGACATTCACGGTGGCCGACGCCAAGGCCGCGAAATTGTGGGGCAAGGCCGGTCCTTGGACGGACTACCCGCGACGGATGCTCAAGTTCCGCGCGCGAGGCTTCGTGCTTCGCGACGTGTTCGGCGACGTCTTGAAGGGACTCCGCACTGCCGAGGAGGTCCGCGACTATCCCGAAGAGCGCAACATCACGCCGCTCTCCGAGAAGGTTTCGGGCGGGCTCACCATGTCGATTACGCAAGGGGGTGGCGCATGAGCACGCTGAACGACCTGCGGCCAACGTATGTGCTGCGGAAATACAGCACGACGCTCCTGCTCGCCGCGCTCCTCGATCGCGCGATGGATCGCGACCAACTCGAAATCGACCGGCTCGAACTCTGCATTGAGAACATCGAGAAGCGGAACGAGGGACGAATCAAAGAGCGCGCCGTCTTGCGCGCAAAACTGGAACAGGAAAACAACGAAAAGAAAGGCACCAAATGAACACCGGAGAAATCAAAAACCAAGCAGTGATAAACAACGCAACGGAGCAATTTCGCTCGCTGCTCGAAACGCACTTCGTGGCAATCGCTCGCGCTGCCGAGGAGTCATTCGTCGAGGAAGAAAACCAAACCGAGCCCAAAGCGAAGGCATCGTTCGCGCTCGAATGGGATGCGCTCTCACTCGCGCCGAAGGTGGTGGTGAAAATCGGATGGAGCGTGCGCTACAAGGACGAGACCGAGGCGATGGTGGACCCGTTGCAGTCGAAGCTGGGACTGGTGGAGGATGCGAAATGAAGACACCAAGCAACGACGGAGGAATGGCATTTCCGACTTGGTTTCCTGAGGAACACTACGGAACGGGCTACCGAGGCATGACCCTGCGCGACTACTTCGCGGGGCAGGCGCTGGCAGGGATGCTCATTAACTACACGACGCAGAAGTTGGGAGTCGGCGAAGAAACATGCGCAAAGGGCGCTTATCAATTTGCCGACGCCATGCTCGCCGCACGCGAGCGCAAGGAGGACGCGCCATGATCGCCGAACCCAACGAAGTCTATCACGCGAACGAAGCGATCTCGCACTCAAAGCTCGAGCTATTCCGCCGCCGTCCCATCTCGTATTACCGCCGCTTCGTCGCGAAGACCGTGGCGCGACCGGAGCCCACGGAAGCGTTTCGCCTCGGCTCGGCGGCTCACTGCGCGGTGCTTGAGCCCGCGACATTCTGGGACCGCTACGCGCTGCGACCGGAGGGCATCGACCGGCGAACGAAGGATGGTAAGATTGCGTTTGCGGAGTTTGAGGCTGCGAACGTGGGCAAGACCGTAATCGACCAAGGCGAGGCCGGTAGCGTGCGAGAAATGGCCGTGGCGGTGCAAAATCATCCGCTAGCGGCGCAGCTATTGGGCGCTGGCTCTCCCGAGTTAAGCTGGCGCGTTGCTCCTGCGGGCGGCATGGCTCTGCAATGCCGCACCGACTGGTTCAACCGTGCGGGCTGCGAGTTGAGCGGCGGGCGCCCCTACATCGCGGACCTAAAGACCGTCGAGAGCTTGGACGCGGACGCCTTCCGCAACTTCGAGCGCGCGTGCTTCAATTTCGGATACCACCGGCAAGCGGGATTCTATTTGCCGCTCATCACGGAAATCATCGGGTCACCGGTGTTCGATTTCTTTTTCGTGGCCGTGGAAAAGTGCGAGCCCTACGGCGTGGCGGTTTATCGGCTCAGTGACGCAGCGACGGCGCGCGGGCACGATGAAACGATCACAGACTTGATTCGGCTTCAGTCGTGCATTAAGAGCGAGCAATGGCCCAACCTCCCGAACGATCTCCGAGAAATCGGACTGCCGAAGTGGTATGGGGGGACCGAATGAAAAACGCAACTGACTTGGCTTTCTTCGTGATCTTCTTGGCCGTGCTCATCGTGGCGTATCCGTTTATCTTTACGCGAAAGGACGACGACGATGATCTCTGACGCACTCACAGTCGCCGCGATCTTTGCGGGCGGCGGGCTACTTGGCTACATCATCGGAGCGGCGCGAGGCCGCAAGCGCGGGCGCGACGAGCAATGGGTCGAGAGCTTCCTTGCCTACGAAAAGCGCGAGAAGGCGCGACGAGAAGCAGACGGACGATTCAAATCAAAAACAAAATGAACAAACGAAAATCCAACGAGGCGAAGCGTATCCAGTGCGACACCATGCTCGCGCAGTTTATGCCCGTTAAAACGATCGCGCAGGCCCTTAGAATGAGCCGTGGGACCGTGAGCGAACGAGCGAAGCGCGCGGGGATGACGAGGCAATACATCACCGACGAGGAGCAAGGTCATCTGCACGCTCGCAGGTCGGGGCTTATCGCTCGGGAATGGATGAACGCGAAATGAGCACGCTCGCATTTACAATCACCGGCGAGCCGAAGGGACAGCCGAGGCCGCGAGCGTTTGCGCGGAAGATGGGCTCGATTCACGTCGCGAGGTTTTACGATAGCGACGTGGCGGACGCGTGGAAGCGAGCGGTGCAGATCGCGCTGCTTGAAATGGCGAAGCAGACCCGATGGGAACTCACGCTAGGGCCGGTCTCGGTCTCGCTCAATTTCGCAATGCCGAGGCCCAAGTCGCACTCAGGGATGAAGGGGCTCAAGTCGAGCGCACCGGTGCATCACGTTGGAAAGCCGGACGTGGACAACCTCGCGAAGCTCATGCTTGACCAGATCACGCGCAGCGGGAATGTATGGCGCGACGACTCGCAGGTCGTCAGCCTGACCGTGCACAAGTTCTGGGCGGTCGCGAACGAGCAAGGGTGCTCGGTTTCGATCTCTACGCTCGGGATTTGAGTTTACAGCGGGGGCGAAAGCTGAGAGAGTCGAAACAGGTCGTAAGAAGCCTAAGATGAAATTATCAACAGAACTTTGTCCGTCAGTCTGCGCGAGGCGTGTTTCATCGCCAATCTCTTACCGCGTGGGCTGACGGACTTTTTGTTTTATGAATACCAGCGAAGACGGAAAAGAAATAATCTGCGAAACCAAGATGGAGGTTTCAGCTTACATCACAGAAGGCGGCGGCATTGCGATCGAGCAACTCGATCCGATGATGAATGAGTCAGGGCTGATCGTTATCCAAAAAAGCGACGTTTCTCCTTTGATTCGCGCTCTGAGCAAACTCAAAAAACGCTTATGAGCATCGGCTACACCAAACTCTTTTCCAGCATCGTGACCTCGACGATCTGGGTCGAATCAGACCGGACGCGCATCGTGTGGATTACGATGCTGGCGATGGCGGACAGGAACGGCGAGATTCAAGCATCCATTCCCGGACTCGCTCGATTGGCTGGCGTGCCGATTCCAGACTGCGAGGAGGCGCTCGCAAAGTTCATTGCGCCTGACCGCTACTCGCGAACACCGGACGACGAGGGGCGTCGCATCGAAAAGATCGAGGGAGGCTGGGCGCTGCTGAACCATGCAAAGTATCGGGAGATGGCGAGCAGGGATGACAGCAAGGCGGCGAACACCGAACGTCAGCGGAGGCACCGCGAAAAGGAAAAGCGTAACGGCATAGTAACGCCATGTAACGCCACAGTAACGCCAAGTAACGTCACAGTAACGCATCCTCTGCACATAGCAGAGGCAGAGGCAGAGGCAGAGGCAAGGAATACACATACAGCGCCGGTTCCCGTCGCGGTGGTAGAGCCTGCCGATTGTCCGTTTCCGCCAGAGGTCACGAAAGCCGCTAAAGCGCGCAAGGTGCTTATCGACGCGCTCGCGGCTTGCGGTGGAGCCGACCCTTTGCAAGTCGTCGCCTCTGCATGGTCTGGAATCGGGAAAGCTCTGGCGGACATCAAAGGGGTATGCCCGCAGGTCACGCCTGAGGAAATCGAGCGCCGGTCCGCGAACTACCGCACGCACATGAGCGCCGACACCATCCTCACCCCCCACGCACTCGCGAAAAATTGGGCGCTCTGCGACAAGCCGAATCCACGAAACAAGCCAGCCCAAGAAACCGAATTCGCTGACGCATTCGATTCAGATTTCCAGCCGCATTTTCACCGCAACACAACAACCCAATGAACACACCCACGCCCACACCGCGCACCGACGCGGCAACCTATCCCGCCGACTGCCTAGGAAAAACGCTCGTCACGAATCGCGATTGCGCGCGTGCGCTCGAAACCGAACTCGTCACGCTCACCGGAGCCTACACCTGCACGCACCACAACGACGCCGAGCGCACTGCGTGCCCCGTCTGTCTCGTCACCGCGCTCACCGCCGAGCGCGACCAGCTCCGCGCCCAGCTCCACGCTTTGCAATTAGTCTGCGGCACGAACGACGCCAATAAATTTGAAACTTGGGTGGACCGAGCAAACGCCCGCGCCGAACGCGCCGAAACCGAACTCGCCGCCGAGCGGGCGCGGCTGGATGCTGGCACGATACTGCTCGCAGTCGCAGGCGAGCGAGTCTGGCATTGCGGTGTTGATCTTCGCGCTGCGATTGATGCGGCGATGAAGGAGGGCGCGAAATGAGCTGCAAAATATGCGGCAGGAGTGCTTGCGCAAGCTGGATGCACTCCGCTGAACAGCAAGAGGCGTGGGAGCTGGTTGAGGGAATGGATGACCGGCAACTAAAGTCCGAGGTTCTTGATTTAAGGAGCGAAGTTTTGACGCTGAAGGTTGAGATCGCCGACGATGCCATAGCTCTCCGCGATATGATGCGCGAGCGGGACGCAGCCGAGGCCGAACTCGCCGCCGAGCGGGCGCGGCTCGATTCCGGCACGATTCTGCTCACTGTCGCAGGCGAGCGAGTGTGGCATTGCGGTGTTGATTTGCGCGCAGCGATCGACGCGGGCATCAAGGAGGGCACGAAATGAACACACCCACCGAAGCGCATCGGGGACTTGTGGAAAAAGTCTTCGACCTTCTCTCTACGACCGATATGATCGGGCCATCACCAGCGGACAAAGCCGCCCAGCTCATTGCTGACAGCGAGGCGCGGGCTATTGCAACGCAACTCGAAGTTGTTGTGATCCTGACGCGGCGGTGGCTAAATGTTGAAAAGGAGCGCGACCAGCTCCGCGCCGAGGTGGAGCGGTTGCGCGTGCTGCGCAGCGCGCTCGAAAATCTTTGCGACGAGCAAAATGGCGCGCCGTTGGAAACGCGCCGTGACCAATGGCAATTGGCAATGGATGGGGCCGGCTTGGCCCTTGCCGCAACGGAGGAATCAAAATGAAAACACCCGACCAACCGGCGCATCCGCTCACCCGCGATCAAACGCATTTAAACGCTGCCCCAGCCGAACTCATCGGACTTCGCGCCGCGCTCACCGCCGAGCGAGAGAAATCCGAACGCTACCGGCTGGCAACGCTGAAGCTCGACGCCGACCTCGCCGCCGAGCGGGCGCGGCTCGACTGGGTTTTCGGCAACTGCAAAGTCGAAGCCGACGACTTCACGACCGGCAACCGCGACGTGTATGCAATCCATGATCGCGAGGATTTACGAGCGGCGATGAAGGAGAACGCGACATGACCACGCCCCGCACCGCCTACTGGCGCGAATACAACCGCAAGAACGCCTCGAAAAAGCGCGAGCAGCACGCAGCCTTCCGCGAGCGCAACAAGGAGAAGATCAACGCGGACAAGCGCGCGGCTCGGGCTGCGGGCAAGGTCGCGCCGCGCAAGGCCAGCGCGATTCGGGCCGTGAAGCCAACGGTCGCAAAGCCGCGCACGGACGAGGGAAAGGCCGAGGCGCTGCTCACGCTGCGGGAAAAGTTCGCGGCGTTTCGAGCGAAGCGGGCGGAGGGGCGGGGATGACCGCGCAACCGATGGCCAGCCTGCTCGCAGGCGTCGTTCCTGAGGGTTTCTCGGGCACTCCGTTCGACGGTGAGGCCGCAACCCTTGCTTTTCTTGCCGAAGCCCGCAAACGCGACGCAATCGCCCGTTTTGAAACCGCGGTTCCGCCAGCGATGCGAGAATCCGACTGGGCTCACGCGGGCATGCTCGCGAACCGCGCGCAGATCGAGAGGGTTCTGGCGCACCAAGTCGGGGCTAAGGGGCTGCTCCTGAGCGGGCGCACCGGACGCGGGAAGACACGGTCAATGTGGGCGCTCATGCGTCGGCTGGCGCACGAGGAGGCGCGGGACATCCGCTACTTCCACGCGAGCGATTGGTTCGCGACGCTGCAAGGGTGCCTCAACTACGGGCGCGACGACGCGCGGGGATGGGTCGATGCGGTCGCGCGAAGGCCGGTCGTCTTCCTTGACGACTTGGGGCAAGAGGCAATCCAGACCGCGCGGAGCGAGTGGGCGATGTCGTGGTTCATGCGGTTCCTCGACATCCGCGTGAGCGAGCGGCTTCCGCTCTACGTCACGACGAATCTCGACGCGCAGGGCATTGCCGAGCGCGGTGCATCGAGCGTGCGGGGCGACCCGATGGTGCGGCGGCTCATTGAGATTTGCGAGCCGATCAAATTCGTTTGAGCCGAGTTACGCGTTCGCCCGAATCGAGACTTGACACGCAACGCACACGGGCCGAAACCCCACGCGTGCGCGGCACAGACAACAAACCCAAAAGCATCAGCGGCCACGCGTGGGCGAAACACAAGCGACTCAACGCACAGCTCACGCGCGGAGGCCGAAGGCGGAGAAACACAACATGGAAACGAACAACAATGACCAGCGCGAGCTAGAGGCCTTGCGCTTCTCTTCGCGAGCGGCGAGGGCGATCACGACTCTTGAGGTGCAGCGCAAGGCGATCGGGCGCGAATACGGCGAGAGGATCAAGAAAATCAAGGCGCTCATCCTCATCCTGCAACAGCGCGAGAGCCTCGGGCAGATGGGCATCGAGGGAATCGACGCGGTGGAGATTACGCCTGAGTTGAAGAAGCTGATCTACAATCCGGTCGGTGACCTGACGTGAACTCGATCACGGCTGCCGATAGGTTCGCAACCTGCGTCACGACCTACGACGCGGCGCGCGGCACGGCGCAGCTATCGTGCGAAATCATGGAGCGGCTGGTGGAGATGCACGAGATGCGGCACGCGAGTGCGGCGGACCTATGTCGGAGGCTCGGGACGCTGGCGGACCTTTCGCCTTCGATGTTCCTGACCACGGTGCGGCTAGGCTCGGGGGACGTGCACGCGGTGCGGCAGTCGTTCGCCGAGATGGCCGAGCAGACCGGCAGGACGCGGCAGGCGCTGCATTACGAGTGGGCGCATGAGGTGGACAAGGTCAGGATGGTTTTCCCTGAGCTGGCGCAGCTCATGGCGGATTACCGGCAGTCAACGGACGAGCCTGAGCGGGGCGATTCGGAGGAGGGGCGGTGATGATACGCATCGAGGCGCGGAGGGGCCGAGAATCGCACGCAAGGGGTGTTTGCGGGGCTATGGGGCATAGGGGGGGGGGCGTGGGGGGTAAGGAGACTTCTAGGGGTGGGCGAGGGGCGCGGGTTAGGTGACCTAGAGCAAAAAATCGCATTTCGTTTTTTCGAGAACCTTTACACATGAACCACCAAACCATCGCGCTAGCCGACCTCTCGCTCGACCCAAGCAACGTGCGCAAACACTCGCGCCGAAACCTCGACGCGATCAAAGCCAGCCTGCGCAAATTCGGGCAGCAAAAGCCGATCGTCGTGGACGCGAAAGGCATCGTACTCGCCGGCAACGGAACGCTCACCGCCGCGCAGGAACTCGGCTGGACCGAGATTCAGATCGTGCGGACCGAACTGGCGGGCGTCGAGGCGACGGCGTTCGCGATTGCTGACAACCGGACGGCGGAGCTGGCGGAGTGGGAGGAGGACAAGCTGGGGGAAGTTCTGCGGTCACTGAAGGACGGCGGTTTTGACCTTGCTTCAATTGGTTACAGTAAAAGCGATTTCGATTCATTGGTCGCCTCAACTCTCAGCGACGATTACACGCACAAGGTGGACGCGCCCGTTTACGAGCCGAAGGGCGAGAAGCCTCCTGTCATCGAGTTATTCAACAGCGAGCGAGCCGATGACCTCTTGAGCAAGATTGAGGCATCAAAGGCACCGGAGGAGGTGAAGCGATTTCTGAAGACTGCCGCCGCCCGTCATATCGTTTTCGACTACGGCAAAATCGCAGAGTTTTACTGCCACGCGGACAAGGAGACGCAGGCGCTCATGGAGGATTCCGCGCTGGTCATTATCGACTTTAAGAAAGCAATGCAGCTCGGTTACGTGAAGCTAAAGGCCGAGATCGCGGACGCGCTCGAAAGCGAGCAGGGCGGCGAAGGCGCGGAGGATGGCGCCGATGAATAAACCATTCTGCGTTTTCATCATCAGCCACGGACGAGCAGACAAGGTGGTGACGTTGCGAACACTAAAAAAGCGCGGCTACACCGGACCACTATTCATTGTCTGCGACAACGAGGACAAGACCATTGACCAATACCGCAAGAATCACGGGGCGGACATGGTGCTAGTTTTCGACAAGCCGCACTACGCTTCGCTTGTAGATTCGTGTGACAACTTCCAGAACCGCAGGACGACGACGCACGCACGCAACGCCTGCTTTGATTTGGCGAAGGAGCACAACTTTGAATACTTTCTTGTTTTGGATGATGATTACTTTCAGTTCAACTTCACGTTTAACCGAGCGGGCGCATACATCGACAAGGTTCCTGAATCGCTGAATGCGGTTTTCACTTCTTACGTTAGCTTCATGGATTGCGATGAGAGAATAATGACGGTATGCATGGCCCAAGGCGGAGATTTAATGGGCGGAGAAAACAGCCAGATAGTGAAAGGAAACAGGTTTCCTTGGCATAAGCGAAAGGCGATGAACTCGTTTTTCTGCAAGACCTCGCGCCGTCTCTGGTTCTTCAGCCGACTTAATGAGGACGTGAATACATACTTGTGTCACGGTCAGCGCGGGCAGTTATTTATGACGTTACCGGATTTCCACCTGCATCAGCTAATAACCCAAAAAGAAGGCGGAGGGATGGCGGACGCTTACCTCGTCAGCGGAACTTACGTTAAGAGCTTTTACGGTGTCATCACCTGCCCATCCTTTGTGAAGGTAACGGCGCAGAAGGCAATGGGCAGATTGCACCATAAAATTACTTGGAATAACGCAGTGCCGAAAATCCTAGATGACACGCACAAGAAGCCATGACCGACGCCGAGCAAACCCCGTCCGAAATCCTCGCGCGCCGCAACGTCCAGAACATCGCGGTAAAACTCAAGGCCGGCAAGACGCTGACGACCTCGGAGCGCAAGGCGCTGAACGATTTCCAGTCCGGCCAGCTCGACGGCTGGGTGAAGGACCTGAGCACGCTCGCGAAGGAACTCGGCCTTTCCCGCCAAGCGATCTACGACGCGCGCAACCGATTCCCCGACGCACCGAAGAAGCACGAGGACGGACGCCGCGAGAACCTTGCAGCGTGGCAGCAGTTTTGCGCGGAGAACGTGATCGGGAAGGACGTGGCGACGAAGAACCTCGCCGAGCTCAAAGCCGAGCTCATGCGCGAGCAAATCCGCCTCGCCCGCAGCAAGAACGAGCGCGAAGCCGGTGACGTGATCGACCGCGAAGTCGTCGAGGCGATGCTCGTCACGCTGGGCCAAAAGCTCAACCTGCTCCTGCGCCTCAAGCTCGAAGTCGAGCTAGGGCCGCGCGGCGTCGGGATGAACGCGGCGGAGTTGAACGTGGAGGGCGGCGTGATTCTGAGCGAGATCCGCGAAGTCGTGAACGCGAATATCGCGACGTTCGAGGGCGAGGCGTTGGACAGGTCGAGGGAGTGAAATGACTGAAATCCACATAATTCCCTCAGAGGATCAAATCGAGCATCGCGTCGACTGCGAGTGCTGCACCGCATATCCAGACGGATTTGGGTTGTGGATACACCACAGCGCGGACAAGCGCGAGCAATATGAACGCGGGGGAAACCTCGGCAAAGGGTGGATCGTGGCGAAGAAGGACGAGCAAACAGGCAAACTTATACCCTTATGAGAAACGATGGTGAACCGATTGTTTGAAATAAGTGTTGCAATCAATCAAACGGTGTAAATGCTCTGAAACATGACCTCAACCAAAGAAATCCCAGTCAAAGCTGTCGTAATAAAAGAAACCACCCGCGAGCATGGAACGACTAAGCTCATCGGACAAACGCTCTACATCTGGAGCGCAACCCCAAACATGCCCTACAACGCGGGCCAAGTAGTGGTATCGCGCCAGCCTTCGGGCAATGGCCGGTTCTGCTTTCCGCCTGACTGCCTCCGCATCGCATGACCGCCGGCGGCAAACGCAAAGGCGCAGGCCGCAAGCCCCTCCCGCCCGACCAGCGGGCCGTCGGCGTGACGGTGCGCCTCCGTCCACAAGTCGCGGCGCGGTTTCGCGCTTGGTGCAAAGCTCGCGGCATGAGTCAGAGCGAAGCGTTTTCGACGTGGGTGCTCCACCTGATCGCGTGACCGCCTCCGACCTCCTCTGCGCAACCCTGCGCCTGCCGCAGCCCGACCGCTCGCCGATCTACGAGTGGGCGCGCAAGCATATCATTCTGCCGGAGAGCTACGCGACGCCAGGTCCATTCAACGTCAAAATTTCGCCGTGGCTGATTCCGATCTTCGACGCGCTGCAAAATCCGCTCGTGCGTCGCGTGCACTTTCGCAAAGCCGTCCAGATCGGCGGCACGCTCGTCGCTGACATCTGGGTGCCGTGGCTCATCTGCAACGACGCGGGGCCGATCTCATGGACGATGCAGACCGACGAGATGATCGACCGGCACGCAAAGTCGCGGCTCAATCCGATCTTCGAGGGCTGCAAGCCGGTGGCGGCGATGCTCCCGCGCGTCGGGCCGAACCGGACGACGACCGAGATTTATTTCGGCGGATTCTTTTTCCTGCTCAATCCTGCGAACATTTCCAGCCAGCAATCGCAGTCGATCAGGTGGAAAATAAATGACGAGATATGGCTCCCAAAGTGGCAGGAGCCCTATGGCCATGCCGTCGCCCGCGTCTCTCGCTTCGAGGAGGTCGGGCGATCGAAAATTTACAACACCTCGCAGGCTCCGATCATGGACCTCGAAACCGGCAACGTAGAGGACACATCCTTCCGCCAAGGGAACCAGCAGGAGTGGAGCACGGAATGTCCGTCGTGCCGCAAAGTTCACCCTATCGCCTTCGCCTTGGACAAGAACGAGGACACCGGCTTGCGGGGCGGAGTGGTCTGGGATGCCGCGGCGAAGCGAGATGACGAGACGTGGGACGTGCCGCGGGCGGTCGCCTCGTGCCGCTTCCGGTGCCCTCACTGCGGCCATGAGTCACCAGACACCGACACGACGCGCAACGGGTGGAAGCGCGCCGGTCGCTTCGTGCCAATGAACCCGACCGCGCCGTCGGAGATCCAGAGCTTCCGCGTGGAGGCGGTCGTCAGCCGGCCGATGCGGCTACTCGTCGAAGAATTCTGCGAGGCCGACAATCACCACGTGCGGCAGGGTGATGATAAGATGAAGATCGAGTTTCGGACGAAGCGCGAAGCGAGGCCGTGGATCGTGGAGAAAAAGGTCGTGAACCTCTTCGTCACGAAATCCGATTACACCGTCGCGCAGTTCTCCAACGGCGAGGGCATCGACGGCGAGCTCATCCGGTTCATGTCGATCGACCGGCAGCAAGATCACTGGTGGGTTGAAATCGGCGCGTTCTCCTCGGCAACGGGGCCGACCTACAAGCAGCTTTACTTCGGGCGCATCGAGACGCGGGACCAGCTTCGGCAGATGCAATACCGCTACAAGGTGCAGGACGCGTGCGTCGCTCAAGATCGCGGTTACCGACCGGCTGACGTGGACCGCGACTGCGCGGACTTCGGTTGGAGGGGGATGCGCGGACACGCGCGCAAAACATGGACGATGAAGGACGACGCGAGCGACAAGCTCATCAACTTCCCGTTCTCGGAGCCGCGCGTGAGCGACTACCGAGGCGGGGATGTCTATTATTACGACTGGTCGGGCGACTACTTCAAGGACCTCTTGGCGAACGCGCTGGAGGCCAAGGGCGATCTCAAGTGGCTCCTACCGGCCGACGTCAATCCGCTCTATCTGGAACACCTCAAGGGCGAATCCAAGGTGGAGATCCGCACCGGCGTCTGGGAGTGGCGCGAGGTAAAGAGCAACGCGCCGAATCACGGGCTCGACACCTCGGCGATGATGCTCTGCATGGCGACGATTGCCAACGTCGTGCGTTACACGCCGGTCAAAGACTGAGCCTAGTTTGACGTTTCGAGCCTTGGTATGCTCGACAACCCATTTCTCGGACTGGATAGCGCCACCCTGACGGCGCTCAAGACCAAGACGATTGACGCGATTCAGGCCGTGTTGCTCAATCAGAGTTACAGCCTGAACGGGAAGAGCGTGAGCCGCGCGGACCTCAACGCGCTGAACAATATGCTCGGGAACTTGCAGGACGCATTGACGGACGCGGCGGGCACGTCCACGGATACGACATTCGTGAGCTTCACGGGAAACTGAAATTATGGACAACGACATTTTCGACGCGTCAAAACTGATCGCCCAGAAACCGTGGCTCGACCGCGCGCTCGAAAACATCGCGCCGACGTGGGCGCTGAAGCGGCTGGAGGCTCGCGTCGCGAAGTCACTTTTCGAATACAATGCGGCGCGGACGAATCGGCTGTATGCTCCGAAACAATACGCGCAGCCAGCGGAGTCATCGCAGAACCAGCGGGACCGCGTCGTGATGATGTATGAGGCTCAGGACTTGGTGCAGAATTTCCCCGAGGCTCGCGAAATCTCCCGCAAGTTCGGGACGTATTTAACACCCAACGAGTATTCTCCGACGACCGGAGACCGCGATTACAACCAGACAATCAGCGAGTATTTCCACGCATGGTGCAAGACGTGCGACGTGACGAACCGGCACAGCTTCAAGAAGCTCGTGCAGCTCGCCGCCGAGGAAAGGCCGGTCGATGGTGACTGCGGCTTCGTGATTCGTCGCAGCGGCGAAGGGCTCAAGCTGCAACTCGTGCCCGCGACGCGCATCGGAAATCCGAATGACACGGCGGTCGCGTCGAACAACTACTTTCAAGGAATCATCACGAACGACTTCGGCCAACCGGTCGCTTATCGGATTTATCGCGTGAGTCGCGACGGAGTTTATTTCGGCGCGGAAGACATTCCTGCGAATCAGTTTTGTCATTACATGGACCCCTTTCGGGTGGACCAGTATCGAGGCATCACAGATTTCCACGCAGCGATTCAGACCGCGCGGATGCTCCACGACATCCTGCAAGCCGAGAAGGCGGGCGTGCGTTTCTCGTCGCAGCAGGCCGCGCTTATTTTCAACGACCGAGGCATCGCGAATCCGCGCAATCTGTTCCAGCCGAACCCTGCGCTCTCGCTCCCGAACGGACAGCAGCAGAAGAACGAACTCACAGAGGTCGGGATGATTCGCTACTTCCAGAACAGCGACCGCGTCGAGGTAATGCCGTCGCGTCCGTCGCAGGCGTTCACCGGCTTCGTGCAGCATCTCATGCACGAGATTGCTCTGGGCGTGGGCGTGCCCGAGGGAGTCTTGTTCGGGACACAGGCGTATAAGGGCCCAAGCGTCCGCGCAGAGTTCGCCGCAGCCGATCGCGTGTTTACGCGCCAGCAGGGCGTTCTCACCGACAAGGTGCTCGACCCGATCAAGGACGCCGTGATTCTCGACGCCATTGCGCGCGGAGAAATCCCGCCGCCTCCGCTGCTCGCGGGCGAGACGATGGTTCACGCGTTGCGTCGCGCGACCTCGGGCGAGTGGCGTTTTCCCGCCAAGCTCTCGATCGACGTGGGCCGCGAGAGCGCCGCGAACATGAACGAGAATCGGCAGGGCGCGAAGTCCTTGCAGGAAATCGCAGCCGAGGAAGGCACGGACGCCTTCACGCGACTTGAGCAGATCGCAATCGAAGCCGCCTACGTGAAGCAGCTCGCCGAGAAATACGGCGTGCCTGAGACGGCGATTCGGCTCACGACGAACTCGTTGCCGAGCACACCCGCAGCCGCAGCCGCAGCAGGCGACGCGGTGGGCGTCAGCGCGGCCGAGGCGCAGGCGGCGAGCGTTGCACCGGCACCGGCTGAGCCCGCACCGGCTGAGCCCGTCGAGCAGGTTGAGAACAGCGCGAACCTCGTCACGATCAACTTCGCGGACGGCTCTTACATCCCGACGAACGCAATGGCCGACAACGCGCGCCGTGCGCTCGCCATCCGTGAAAAGAAGCCGATGTCACAGCGCGGAATGACCAGCGTCGGCATCGCGCGGGCTCGGGACATCATGAACAAGCGCCCGATGAGCGAGGACACCGTGCGGCGGATGAAAGCCTTTTTCGACCGGCACGAAGTGGACAAGCAGGGCGAGACGTGGAAGACGCAGGGCAAGGGCTGGCAGGCGTGGAACGGCTGGGGCGGTGATGAGGGTTATTCGTGGGCAAACGCAATCGTTGAGCGGCTGAACAAGCCGCAAGCCAACTCGGCGAAGAACGAAAACCGCACCGAGTTTTCCGCCGCAACCGAGGTCGCGATGGTGCTCCACGAAAAGCCCGAGAACCCCAACGACTGGCTGACCGCCGTTGAGCAATACCGCAAGCAGCTCGACATCCGATGCGGAGAGGCCGCGAAGCCAATCGTCGGGAAATCAATCATCGAGCACACCTTTGCAACGCAGCCAACGAGCGCGAAGAAATAACAACTTTATGGATACACAGACGCAAATCGACCGGCTGATCGAGTTGGCAATCGTTCAACGCTCCGAGCTGAAACAGCTCGTCTCGGAATTGCCGCAACTTCGCGAGTATCTCGGCGCGGAAATCGAGCGCACGTTCGAAGAGACCGAGCCGCAGATTCGCACCGAGCTCGAAGAGTTTTGCAAAGCGCGCGCAAGCGACGAGCACGCGAAGACCGGCGCGGCGCTCGCTGCGAAAGTCGAGCAGCTATCGAAGCAGCTTGAGGTCACGACCGCCGCGAAATACTCGGTGCTCATGGCCGAGCGAGTGGAGAACGCGAATCTGCTCGCGAAGGCCGAGGCGCGCATCGAGGACGCGGCGTCAATGCTGACGCACGCCGTCAAAGAAATCGTCACAGACGAACTCTCGCGCTTCCCTCGCGCGGGCGAAATTGACCAGCTTCGCAAGGAGTTCGCCGAACCTCGCGGGCTGAATCCTCGCGGACGTTGGATGCCCGATGAAACTTATCAGCGGCTGGATCTCGTCACGATCAACGGCGACAGCTTCGTCTCGAACATCGACGGCAACCGCGAGCGCCCGAGCCGCACGGCTGGGGACTGGACGCTGAGCGCAGCGCGCGGCAACGGAGGCGGGGGCGGCGTTACCTCGCTGACCGACCTCGTGTCGGTGCCGAGCAACGGACAGCTTCTCATCGGCAACGGCTCGGCGTTCGTGAATAGCACGCTGACCGCTGGCACCGGCATCGCGATCTCCAACGGCGCGGGCTCGATCACGATCAGCGCGACCGATGGCAACATCACTCTCGACGATGGCACGGCGGCGGCTCCCTCGCTCAACTTTACCGACGACCCCAACACCGGACTCTACCGGCCGGCGGCGGATACGGTCGGCATCGTGGGCGGAGGTCACGACATCCTGCGCCTGACCGACATCGCGAGCGCGACGGACTACGTTCAAATCAAAAACGGCATCGGCGTCGGTAGCCCGCTCCACATTCTCGCCGAGGGTGCGAGCGCGAACATCGGGATGCACTTGCAGCCCAAAGGCAGCGGGCTTCTCACGATCTCGGACGGCACGGATTTCAACAAGGGTATCCGGTTCCGGTCCTCGTCGAGCGCCGCCAGTGCGGTGACTTTGCTCGATGCCGTCTCGACTGCGGGGCGCGTCATCACGCTGCCAGATGCGACGGACACCCTCGTTGGTAAGGCTACGACGGATACGCTGACGAACAAGACGCTGACGAGTCCGACGCTCACCACTCCGATCTCGGCGACCCTCACCTCCCCCGCCGCGACCAACCTGACGCTCGGCCTCGGCACGGGCGGCACGGCTCTGACGCTGACCAGCAGCACGCGGGCGGCTACGTTTGCGGGCGTGGTGGTGGTCACTGACGGCTCGGCTGCTGCACCTAGTCTCGTGGTATCGTCCTCCCCAACTACCGGCTTTTATCGTCATGGCTCGGGAGCGATAGGCTTTTCATCCGCTGGTTTAGCTTCTGCTGCTTTTTCAAGCAATTCTGGGGGCGGCGGATTGTATCTTGAAGCATTGGGCACGAATCAAAACATCCGCGTTGTTCCGTCAGGAACTGGAGTTTTCACCACGGCCTCTCCGGTCACGTTCACTAACTCCACCGCAGGCTCCGCAAGCGCAGGCGCGCTAGTGGTCACGGGTGGGCTGTCGACGGGCGCGGCGAGCTATTTCGGGGGCGCGGTGACGCTTGCTTCTTCTAATCCTAGTCTCACTTTGAGCGGTACTTCTGGTAAACTATTGCTTACCGATACAGGAGTCGGTTCAACTAGTCGCAATTGGGCGATTGGATACTCCCAAGCCGCAGAGGGAGATTTTTTAATTATGGTTTCAACCGCTGCGGGAGGAGACCCCATTTTGGGAACTACGGCACTGGGTTTTGACCGCACCGGAGCCGCCACCTTCGCGGGCACCGTCATCGCTCCAGCCGCAACCGCAAGTCTTGCGCCGCTGCGTATCCCGCACGGCACCGCTCCAACCTCTCCGACAAACGGCGATATGTGGACAACGACTGCGGGCCTTTACATCCGCATCAACGGAGCAACCGTCGGACCTCTTTCGTAATCACTAACTCACTACACCCATGACCATCCCAATCGCACCATACACAATGGGCTCTCCCGCCCAGCCTAAAGTCGGAACTTTGTTTGAAGTTCGATACGTCCAATACACAGACCCAACCGCCGTGGCCGATTGCCACCTCCTCGACGCCGAGGGCGTGGAAATCATGGCCGTTGGCCTCGTGCCCGCGACGGCAGAACAATGCGCTGCGTGGACTGACGACGCTGCGTTTGCCGCCGTGCTCGCGGTCAATGCTGGGTTTGAACTTGTATCCGAGGAATAAGCACATGACCAAAGACGAACACAAATCAGCGATCGTGACGCAGCTCCAGCAGCAGTCGTTGAACTTGCTGGTGGACTCACTCGCGGCTGCGCTGGCTGAGATCGAACAGCTCAAGGCCGCTGCTGCTGCTGACAAGCCGACGCCGTGAAGGCGCGAACTTACATCTGGCCCTGATGTATGGACGCGCTCGAAATTCTCGTGAAGGGCTGGCCTATATTCCTTGCCATGATAACCCTAATAGTCGTGCTCAGTAAATTGGACCTCCGCGTGGCAGTTCTTGAGGAGAAAATGAAATCGCTGTTCGACCTTTTTAATAAAAAATGAACATCCTTGATTTGCTTGGCAACGCTCTCGGTGGTGGTGCGCTCGGTGTGATTCTCCGCATCGGCAACGGCTTCTTCGAGGAGTTCAAGGCTGGACGCGACCACGCGCGGAAGCTCGAAGAGGCCAAGACGATGGCTGGCATCGCAGCAGACGCCGCAGCGTGGGCAGCGTTCACGGCGAGCCAGCAGGCCGCGACCGTGCCGAGCAACGTCGCGCCGTGGTGCGCTAACATCATCACGCTTTTTCGGCCGTTCATCACTTTGACTTTGGTCGGTGTCGCGACCGTCGTTTACTTCCACTCAGTCGGACCGGAGCGTGCGCCGATGGTGGAACAGATCAATTTTGCCGCGTTCAACTGCGTGGGGTGGTGGTTCGGGGACCGCATGGCGCGAAAATCAAAATGAACACCCACAACATCAAAGCCACCCTCACCGCCGCAACGCCTGCCGCCGCGATGGTGAGCCTATCGCAGGTCAACGAGGTTGCCGCGCTCGTCGGCACACTCCTCGGCATTGCGTTTCTGCTCTGGCGGTGGCGCCGCGAGGCGCAGAAGGAGGATTGATTTTGACGGGCATCGCATAGGCGATGGAACCCGTCATCACATTTGCAGCCTCCGCAGGCGTCATCGACGCGCAGACCGGAATCATTCGCGGCGTCTCACTCATCACCAAAGGCCCGGCGTTGGGCCACGGCGTGATGATCGACAGCACGACGCTGGAGCAGGTCAAGAAAGCCGCCGAGCAATACTCTGGCGGGCTCAAGGTGAAGCTCGACCACTCGGGCGGCGCAGGCGACATCGTCGGTTACATCGACACCTTGCGCATCGAGGGCGAGAAGCTCCTCGGCGATTTGCACCTGCTAGAATCCTCGGTTCACCGCGCTTACATTTTGGAGATTGCCGAGCGGATTCCCGACACGTTCGGGCTCTCGATTGCGTTCTCGGGTCCGTCGGAAAAAAGCGCGGACAAGCTCACGACTTTGCAGAGGTGTTCTGAAATTTACTCGGTCGATCTCGTCAGCGAACCCGCTGCGAACCCGAATGGATTTTTCGCGCGCAAGCTGGAGCAACTTCAGACCGCGCCAGAATCAAAAGCAAAAATTGAAACGATGAATGACGAACTCAAGGAAGCCATCCAAGGCATGATTCAATCTGCTATGATGGGCATGAATGACAAACTCGCGAAGCTCGAAGCTGCGCTTCCTCCCGTTGAAGAAAAACCCGCCGCCATGAGCGCACAGACTGAGGTCGTGCAACTCGCGGCGAACGCCGCCGCTCTCGCTGCGGTCAAAGAATTTGCCAAGTCTTTCGGTGCGCCAGCCGCCCCGATCGCCTCGGCGGAAGCTCCCAAACCAGTCGCGCAAGCGCAGAAGTTCGAGGACGTAGTCGCCGCCAAAGCCACCGAGCTCAAGGGCGACAAATCCTCGGCCATCTCCTTCGCGGTCAAAAATCATGCTGACCTTTACGCCGTCTATCGTGCGCGCGTGCAGGGCGGCGAACTCGTGAAACTCTAAAAAAACCACCATGGCTACTTCATTCCAAAATGCGGGCACGTTCGTCGCAAACTCGGCTATCACCGCGTTTCGCCTCGTGTCCATTTCCAGCAATCGCGGCGTCGGTCTTTCCGCCACCGCTTCTCTCCCTGACGGCGTCGCTTTGATCGACGCTGCCTCGGGCGATCAAGTCACCGTGCAGTTCCTCGGTGGCACCACCATCAAAGCCACTCTGCTCGCTGGGCCGGTCACCGTAGGTGACACCTTATTCTCAACCGCCAACGGGAGCGTGGCGATTACAGGTTCCGTAACGGTGGGCAAATCGCTCACCACCGCGTCCGACGCTTCGGCGATCATCGAGATGATTCCCAAGAATCTCTAAACCCTAAAAAAATCTTACCATGTATACAAATTCAGCAGCCATTTTCCGCGGCGACATCGCCGGTGTAGTCGAGCAGGCCAAGGACTATGAAGCCGGTTTGATCGGCGTTCAAGCGATGCCCATCCTCGACGTGCCCGTGCGCGCCGGCCAATACCCATCCTTCGTCCTCAAAGAGGGTCAGCTCCTCAAGAGCGACGTTAAGAACCGCGCCGCTTACAGCGCATATGCTCGCGGCACGCGTGCGTTTAACCAAGATACCTACACGGCGTTGGAATATGGATACGAAGAGGCCGTGGACGATACCGTCACCCTCGACGTCGCCCGCTTCTTCGACGCGGAAGTGATCGCGGCCAAGCTCGCCAAGCGCAAACTGCTCCTCGCGCACGAGCTTCGCGTCGCTGCGAAACTGTTCGACAGCGGCACGTTCACCGCGACCAACAGCGGCACCGCCTACACGACCGCCAATCTGGCGACGTTCGATGTCGGCGCTGACGTTCAAGAGGCTACCGACCGTCTTCTCGCGAAGGGCGAGAGCGTCACGAACCTGACCGCGATCATCCCATACCCAGTGTGGACCCGAATCCGCGCTTCCACGAAGTTCCAGAACCGCCTTCGCGGCGCTGGCATTTCGTCCGACACTATCCTCAACGCGAGCACGCAAGCGGCGGCTGAGGTGTTCGGTGTCAGCCAAGTGCTGATTGGTCGCGCCAGCTACGACACCGCCCCTGAAGGCGTCGCGTTTGCTGCCGGTAATGTCTGGGCCAATACCTACATCTGGGTCGGCTCGGTCACGCAGGCGTCCGCTGGTTTCTTCGGTGGCGGCGCAGGCTTCACGCTGAACTGGTCCGAGTATGGCCCAGCAATCGGCGTCTCGACCTATCGCGAAGAAGCGATCAAATCCAACATCGTGCGGGCGTCGCACTTTGTGTCCGAGAAGGTCGTGAATGCAAACGCCGGTCAGTTAATCACCACTCAGTATTCCTGATCTGAATACACCTGAGTTCACAGCCCCACGCCTAACCGCGTGGGGCTTTTTGTTTTGACGCTCTGGCGCGATTCGCCACACCGGAGCGAACACACAACATGACAATTTCCCTCTGCGTGATTGCCGGTAACGAGACCGCGCACATACGAACCATGCTCGATTCGTTCGTCGGCATCATCGACGAACTCTCACTGGTGCGCGCCATCGGCTCGCAGGAACCGGACGACACCGAACAGCTCGCGCGCGAATGGTGCGAGCGCAACGCGGTCCCGATTGTCTTTTCGGACTACCGCAACGGGGTCACTGCGCAGGCGTGGCGGCACGTTGATTCGTTCGCGAGGGCTCGGAACCAAGCCTTCGCCCAAGGCACCGGCGATTGGCTTCTTTGGGCGGACTGCGACGACGTGCTGACCGATGCGACGGACCTGCGGGAAAGGCTCAAGGAGCTTACCGAGGACGTGCTCATGCTGCGATGCCCTTACGACGTGCGGGGCACCGGCAAGAAGTTGCAACGCGAGCGAATCATCCGCCGCGCAGCGTTCGCCTCGGGGCGCGTCTGGCACCACGACGTCCACGAAAACCTGCTGTTGCTCCCGAACGATCTTCACAACGAGTGGACGGTGCCGGTTTGGCGGCATCAGCCGGTCGCGATCAAGCAGAGCAACCGCAAGCGCAACCTCGCAATCCTCGGGCGAAGCGTCGCGGAGTCGGCGACTCAGTATTTTTACATCCATCAGGAACACTATTGCGCGGGCAACAAGACCGCCGCCGAGCAGTTCGGCCGCATCGCGCTTTCCTTCCCGAACCTCGACGACTCGTTTCGATACGAAGTGCAACTGAACCTTGCGCGGCTCGTCGCGTCACGGCGCGAGGCTTTGCAATTCGCGCTCGGTGCGCACGGGGTTTTCCCGTGGTGCCGCGAGGCCATCGCGTCGGTTATCATGCTGGCCTTCGAGCGCAACGACGGGCGCCGCGCGAGCTTCTGGGCTGAGCGGATGCTTGCGCTACCGGAGCCGAAGGAGAAGGAAAGGCCGTGGACGCACGAGGTGAAGTGGTATGGCTGGGCCGGTCTCGATCTCGCCGCGCGTTCCTACCGGCTCGCGGACCAGCCGAGAAAGGCGGACGGGCTCCAGTGGGCGTTCCACAAGCACGAAAAGCCCGCGATTCGGCTCACGCAGAAAACCCTCGGCGACTCGACGCGCTCGGTGTCATTTCGCGAGGCGTGGCTCGGGACGGCAGCGCAACCGGAAACCGTCGAGCACGTTTTCCTTGTGCGACCCGACGACAAGGAGACGATGGCAATGTCGAAGCAGTTCATCCACGACGTAGGGCAACCGCGAGCCGTGGAGCGCGCGATGATCTCGGTGCACATCGAGGACGGCATGGTCCCGCCGCACGACTGGGACAAGCTCGTGATTGCAAGCGGCGTGACGCTCATCGACGCCGAGAACGTCAAAGAAATCCTCGGGGCGAAAAAGCCGTGAGCACGCCAGCAATCATCGTTTGCACGGTCAACGGCGCGTGCCTCAATGTCATGACGGCGTCGCTGAACGCCTACGTCCCGCGCGACGTCGAGAGGTATGTGCATCACAAGGTCGGCACGAACTTCGGGGACGCCTACAACTTCGCCGCGCGCGAAGCCTTCAAGCGGCACGACGAGATTCTGATTTGCAACGATGACATCGTGTTCACGCCGACGACGTGGGCGTTGCTACTCGCGGACGTCGCGCATCTGCGCAAGGTCGTGCCTGATCTCGGCTACGTCGCGACGCGCTCGGACTACGCGCGCGGCGAGCAGAACGTGCGCAGCGGGCGCGGGAAAATCGACTTCCTGCGCTACCAATCCGAGCGGCACATAGTCGAGACGCCGGTCATCGCGCCGATTTGCGCGTGGATTCACCGCGACGCGTGGGTTGATTTCCCGCCGATCAACTGGTTCTCGGACGACGTGCAATGCCTCGACATGAAGCGGCGGCATTTCATCTCGCGCGCCTACGTTCACCACGTCGGAAGCCAGACCTGCGGGCAGGACGCACAGCGGTGCTACGAGGACGCGGAGCCGTGGCTACTCGCGAACCGACCGGAGCTTCACGCACGGTTTTATTTTACAGGCGGCGCATAAGTATGGCAGCCGTGCGAGACTTCGACCCGACCCAAATCAACTCCGACTTCTCGGCGATTCTTGAGCAGGCGGGCGTCGCGTTCACTTATCAGGGCGTGAGCGTCACCGGCATCTGGTCATCGTCGCGCGATGCGTTCTCGGAGTTTGAGGACCAGCGTCGAACCGACAGCAAGTTTACGGTGTTCCTGCTCACGTCGAGCGTCAGCGCCACGCCGCAAGTCACCCAGACGCTTTCTCGCGCGAGCATCACTTATTTCATCGAACGCGTGACCTTGGATGCCGAGGGCGCGGGCTGCGAAATCGAAGTCGCAAAGTCGATATGATCGACATCGAAACCAGTTTCGAGCGGCTTGAAATGCAGCTCCATTTATTGGCGAAAGCGGCAAGGGTTGATCTCGGCTTGGTAATCAATGAGGAAGCGAAATACGCGATTCAGACCATCGTTAAATTTACGCGACCGAAACAAAAATCAGAAGGCGTCAACGCGGTGCGCGCGGACTTTGCGAAGCTCGCGGAGCCCTTGGTTTATCAAAACCTTCAAGCAAAGGCAACCGAGGGCGGATTCTACAAGTCGATGGCGAGATACGTGCGCAATCGCAAGATCGAGAAGCTGCGCGCGCTGCTCAATAATCCAAAGCTCACGCACTATTACGGCAGGCCGTTGCTAGAAAGCCAAGATGCGATCAAGAAATACCATCGCAGCCAGCGAAACTCAAAAGGCAGAGTTGAGGGAAAGCCCTTGGCCCTTGCCTTCGGTTTGGATTTTCGACGCGTTCGCAAGACGATGGAAGACCGCGTCGGTTGGACCGTGAGCGGATGGAGGTCGTCGGCTAAAGTAACCGGCGCGCGCTACAAGAAATTCAGCGACAAACTTAAACCGCAGGCGGGTGGCAATCTGCTTTTTGGCGCGGTGCGTTTTAGTTTTGGCCCGCAGCCATTTATTAAGGCCACGGCTGATAACGTGAAGATACCGAATTACCAACGCATGATCGACGGGGCCATTAACTCGCGGGTCAAAATCACGACAAGGAAAGTCGCCGCCGTCCTCGCCAACAAGGCCGTCAATCTCGGCTTCACCCGAGTTATCGGAACGATGCAAATCAAGACCCCAGCCGCATGAGCACACGCACCAACATCCGCACCGCGACGGCAAACGCTCTGACCGGCGCGCTCGTCGTGCCTACCGCGAACATCCTTCGCGGGCGCAACAACACCATCGCAAGCATCTCGTTTCCCGCGGCAGCGGTTTACGCCGTGAGCGAGCAGATCGAGGTGCGCACGCTCGGGCCGAGCAACCGCACGCAATACCGGCAGTTGCAGCTCGTGGTCGATTACTTCATCGCCGAGAGCGGGACGTATTTGATCGACGACCTTTTCGACACCGGGAGCGCGGCGGTGGAGGCCGCAGTCCTCGCTGACGTGACGCTCGGGGGTCAATGCCGCGACCTCCATCTTAACAGTGTGGACTATGTTATTGAGCCCGATGAAGACAAACGCTTCGGAACGGCTCGGCACACTTTCAACTGCATTTATTTAACCACCGACTAACATGGCAAACCACCTCGGCCGCGAAGGCCTCGTCAAAATCTCCACCACTGCAATCGGCGAGCTGAGAAACTACTCGCTCAGCCACTCGTCAGACACCGTCGAAGATTCCGTGATCGGCGACACCTACCGCACCCGTCTCGCAACGATGAAAACGTGGAGCGCATCGGGCGATCTCTACTGGGACGAGACCGACGCGGGCCAGCTCCTTATCACCATCGGAAGCGTAGTGACGCTCAACCTCTACCCAGAGGGCGACACGAATGGGGATAGATACTACGGGGGCTCAGCGATCGTCACGAAATTCGACATTTCCGCCAGCTTCGACGGCATCGTCGAGGGCTCAATCGCCTTCGAGGGCAACGGCGCTCTGAGCACGCTTACGGCCAGCTAACGTCAGGAAAACACACACACAACACATGGAAGCAATCGACCTCGTCAGAGAACACTTCGCCTCCCTCGGCACGCGCAAAATTGACGTGCCCGAGTGGAAGCTCGTCGTCCACGCATCGCCGGTCACGCTCGGCGAAAAGAATCGGCTCTATCGGCGCAGCAAAGAAAACGACATGGAGTTGCTCGTCGATATTTTGATCATGAAGGCCACGGACGAGCACGGAGCGAAGCTGTTCACGATCGAGCACAAGCCGACGCTACTGAACAAGGCCGACAGCAACGTCGTGGGACGCATCGCGAACGCCATTCTGGCCGAAAACGGGCCGAGGCCTGACGACTTAAAAAACTGATTCACGGCGGAGAAGCTGCCGACTTCCTCGCCGTGTATGCTCTCGCGGACCGTCTCGGCAAATTCGCAAGCGAAGTGCTCGCCATGCCAGCGCAGGAATTGAACGGCTGGCTTGTTTACATCGAACACCAAAACCGGAAATTAAAGCATCATGGCTGAAGCATCATTCACACTCAAAGCAATCGATGCGACGAAGGCGGCGTTTGCGTCGGTGCAAAACTCGCTCGGCAAGCTGGAGAAATCCACGCAAGGGCTTTCCAAGATCACCAAGCTGGCGTTTGGTGGCGAGGCCGTGATGGGCGCGCTGAACATGATGAAGCAGCGGCTGGACAAGGTCGCGACGGCTGGTGAAGAAGTAGGATTCAGCGACGAGCAAATCGTTGCCGCGATGGAGATGCAGAATCTTGTCGAGGGGACGCTCAACTTTTTCATGAAGCTGCCGCTGGCTCTGGCGCAGGTCGGCATCAGCATGGGAAACGCTTTCAGCCCGCTCACCAAAGATGAAATCAGAAAAAAGCTCGACGACCTGAAATTGGTGAGATTCAAAAAAGAAATTGAGGCATCTGGCGAAACGCTGGCCGAATTGAAAAAAGATTTCGACCAGATAGGAATGTCACAGGAGAAACTAACTGCGGCAAAAAGGAATCTCGCTGTCACGCTTGGTGCAGAACTCGACGCGATGCGCGGGCAAGGCGACCCAGTCGCTACCGCGAAAAAAGAGATCGAGGTTCAAAAGGTTCTGAATGATTTGAAAAAGGACGACACGACGGAGACGCAAAAGCTGAACGATCTTCAGAAGCAAGCTGGAGCCCTTCGCGCTCAAAGTATGCCTCAAGACCTCAAGCAAATGCAGTTGAGGCTTGCGGCCGACAAAGAGCGTTTGAGCGCCCTGACATTTGGTGGAAAAGAAGTGCAGCCATTTGCATTAAACATGAAGGCCGAGGATAAAAGCACGGCGCAGAAAATCAAAGACCAAGAGGAGATGATTCGGCTTCTCCCCCAAGTCGCAGCCGAAGAGGAAAAAATCAACGCGCTCATGAAGGAGCAAAACAGACTCTTCGACGACGCTGGCCAGATTCTCGCCACAGGATTCGAGGACGCAATTCTCAGCGGGCAAAAACTCAGCGAGGTGCTTCGCGCAATCGGGCAGGACTTGGTCCGACTCGTCTTCAGCAACATGGTAACGCAGCCTCTCGCGAAGGGAATCGGGACGTTTCTTTCTGGTATGCGCGCCGAGGGCGGACCCGTGAACGCAGGCGGTGCCTACATGGTCGGCGAAAAAGGCCCCGAGCTATTCGTGCCCAGCTCCTCGGGCAGCATCGTGCCAAACGGCGCAATGGGCAGCAGCGGCGGATCCGCGGGCGGCGTGACCGTGAACTACAACATCGCGGCCGGCGTCTCGCGCGCCGAGCTGGTGCCAATCCTTGAACAAGAGCGGCGGCGGCTCAAGGCCGAGATTCCCGACATGGTGCGGCGCGGGGGAAGCTATCGCAGTGCGTTTGCTTGAGTTTCTAGACGCTTATGGCCATCACCTATCCTCTCACCCCTCCCGCCGCCATTCGCATCGCTTCCTTGCGTTTCTCGGCCATCAGCGCGGTCGCCCGCAACATCTCGCCGTTCACGTTTTCGAGCCAATCCTACAACTGGACCGGCACGATGCTCAGCGGCGATGTCGAGTGCCCTCCGATGAACCGCGCCGACGCCGAGGAACTCATCGGCTTTCTGATTATGGCTGCGCGCGGCACGTTCTACTTTCGCGACTACGCCAACGGGACGCAGCGCGGGACTATGACCGGAAGCCCACAGCTCAACGGGGCGCACGTTGCGAACACGTCAACGCTCACGGTCGATACCGGCTCTGGCTCGTGGGCCGTCGGCGATTACATCCAGCTCGGGACCGGCAGCAGCTCGAAGTTGCACAAGATCACGCAGGTGAACGGCGACCCGCCCACAGCGACCTCCTACGAAATCTTCCCGCTCTTGCGCACGGCCTACCCTGACAACACGACGATAGATTACACGGATGCCGTTGGTGTCTTCCGCCTCGGGACCACGACGTGCGATTGGTCAATCGACACGGCGAAAAAGTATGGGCTGAACTTCTCGATCTTCGAGGCGATCAACACATGAGCCGCACAATTCCTGCTCCTCTCCTCGCCTCGACGACGGCGGCGCAGCTCAACCCGTTCTTCGCCACGTCGCTGGATTTCGACGACGGCTCGGTGCGCTACTGGACCGGCTACGGCACGATTACAATCGGCAGCGTGACCTATGCGGGCCTCGGTGCGTTCTCCTCGATCTCGACCATCGAGGAAACGGAAGACCTGTCGGCGCGCGGGCTGACGATCGACCTCACCGGAGTGCCCAACGATCTCGTTGCGGCCGCTCTCGATGAAGATTACCAAGGGCGGACGGCGGCGGTGAGATTCGGCACGCTGAACGCGGACACGGGCGCGGTTATCGACTCAATCACAGTCTTCAGCGGGCGCATGGATACGATGGTGATTTCCAACGATGGGAAATCAGCAACCATCGGCATCCAAATCGAAAGCAAGCTCGTCGATTTCCAGCGCACGCGTGAAAGTCGCTACACGCACGAGGAGCAGCTTCGCAGATACCCAGCCGACACAGGGCTCGAATACGTCGCAGGATTGCAGGACAAGGTGATTTACTGGGGCAACGCTAACGCGACCGCGTTCCGCACGGGCGGAAGAGATGAACCCTTAAACGAAGAACCATAATGTTTGAAGCGTTCGTATTGTTCGCAAAATTCGTCGGAACTCTCCTGCTAGAAGCTGGAGTTTCGACCGCAATCGTAAATGTAGTTGTCGCAGCGATACCCTACATCGTCACCATTGGGCTGAGCATGGCCGCATCGCGCCTCCTCGCGCCAAAGATGCCGTCAATGGGCGATCTCAACGACCGAGGAATCATGACGCGCAGCCCGACGTCACCGCGCCAAATAATTTACGGGCAAGCGAAGGTGTCGGGCACCGTCGTCTTCCTCGCGACGAGCGGAGCGAAAAACGAGTATCTGCATCTGGTCGTGACTCTGGCCGGTCACGAGGTGCAGGAAATCGGCGACGTGTATTTCAACGAAGACCGCGTGATGGAAGGAGGCGCATTGACTGGCTACGCGACAGGGAAATACCAAGCGACGGCAAGCTACACCGGCTCGCTCATCCACAAGTATCTTGGAACGACGACGCAGACGGTGGATGAAACGCTGGAGGATGATTTTCCAGTGGCATGGGACTCAAGCCATCGGCTGCAAGGCATCGCCTACATCTATTGCAAGCTCACTTTCTCCAACGAGATTTTCGTCGGCGGCATCCCAAACATTTCGTGCATCGTTAAGGGCAAGAAGGTCGAGGACCCGCGCGAGACGATCACCACTCCGCCGACCCTCGTTTATTCCGCGAACCCTGCGCTCTGTTTGCGCGACTACCTGCTCGACGCCGATCTCGGCATGGGCATGGACAGAAGCGAGATTGACGATGCCTCGGTCATCGTGGCCGCGAATGTTTGCGACGGGCAAGTCCAGATCAAGCCGAGCAGTCCAGCGACCTACGAGAACCGCTACGAATGCAACGGGCAAGCCGTCACGTCCTCGACGCCTGACTCGATCATCGGGCAGATCCTCTCCTCGATGGGCGGGACGATCGCTTACAGCGGGGGGCAAGTCGTGGTCTATGCGGCAGCGTATCGCGCGCCCGCGATCACGCTGGACGAGACGCACATGGCTGGCGGCTTCACGGTCTCGACTCGCCTGAGCGCGCGCGACCGCGTGAACGCAGTCAAGGGCACGTTCATCTCCTCCGAGAATCAGTGGGCCGCAGCGGACTTCCCGCAGATCACGAGCGCAACCTACTTGGCGGCGGACGACGGCGTTTATCACTGGCGCGACGTCATCCTTCCGTTCACGACGAGCAGCAGCGCGGCGCAGCGCATCGCACGCATCAACCTGCGGCAAGCTCGCGAGGAAATTATCTTCACGGCGAAGTTCAATCTGACCGCGATGCAGCTCCGCGCGGGCGACACGGTGAACCTCACGAACGCAAACCTCGGCTTCTCATCGAAGGTGTTCGAGGTCATCGCGTGGTCGCTGTCGAGCGACGGCACGCCGCCGACTCCTGTAATTGAACTGCAACTACGCGAGACCGCTGCGAGCGTTTACGACTGGGACGTGGCGGACGAGGTCGCGGTCGAGAGCGCACCGAACACGACGCTGCCAAATCCGTTCTCGATCGACCCGCCGACGAATCTCACGCTCACCGCAGACGGAACGACGCAGTTCATCCAAGCGGACGGCACGGTGGTGCCGCGCATCAAAGTGGCGTGGAGCGCGCCGACCGAGCAGTTCGTGACGAGCGGGGGAAAGACCGTCATCGAATACAAGGAGGGAACGGCGACGACATATCTGGTGTGGTCAACGGTGGACGGCGACCAGACGCTGGACTTCATTTCGAGCGACGTGCGAATCGGGACGGCCTACAACGTGCGGCTCTACGCGCAGAGCTTTTTCAACACGTCATCGACCTACACGGAGGTATCCACCGCCACGCCGGTCAAGGACACCACCGCGCCGGTAACGCCCACCGGACTCGCCGCCGTAGTCGGCACGGGCCGCGCCGTCTCGCTCGACTGGAACGACAACACCGAGCCGGACTTTTCGGAATATGGCATTTATCGCAAGACGACGGCGGTCACGCCGCCAAACGCCAACACGAACAAAATCGCCGAGGTGCGCGCGTCGCGCTTCGTGGACACCGACGTGGACATCGGGACGACGTATTATTATTGGATCAACGCTTACGACACGGTGGAGAACGTGTCAGGGTTTGCACCCTACGTTGAGGCCACGCCATCCGCCGTTGCCGCATCCGCAACGGACTCGACGCCTCCGGACCAACCCGCAGCGTTTTCGATGTCGCTCACGCAGCCAGGTGCCTACCTGTCGAGTGACGGGACAACTTTGACTCGCCTTGCCGTGTCGCTTCCCGCGATGCCCACGCTCGGCGTTGCGCTCAATCTGCTCTACAAGCTCCAGAGCGGGACAAATTACTTGATCGCCGGCCAATACACGGCGGGCTCAATCGACGCGATCATCGACGACCTGACCCCGGGCGCATACTACACGATTGCCGTCCAAGCGTTCTCCGCGTTCGGCATCGGCTCAACGGTGCGCGTGGTCACGGGGACGGATGCGCTTGCGCCGAGCAACACGACGGCACCGGGAGTGCCGAGCGCATTCACTCACGTTGCCGGCAATAATTCTGCGTATGCCCGCCCCCCGTCAATGCTCGGAACGTTGGTCGGATTTTCGTGCCGGCACAACTGGACGGCTCCGACAGACAAGGATTTAGTCGGCTATGAGTGGGTGACACTCGGGACGACCGGCACGGACCCTGTTGGCAATGGCAATTTTTCGCCCATCAATGAGGCGATCAGCGTCCTGAGCGGTCCGTTGACGAGTTATCTTTATGTCAGGTCGAAGAATCGTTCGGGTGTATTTTCGGCGTGGGTGACTGATTCAGTGAACCTCAACACGTCGCATCTTCAGCCGGCTGGAGACATGATGCTCGAAGTGACTTCAGACGTCACTGTCACCGGCATCACTCAAGGCGCAGGCTCGCTGCAAAGAAAAGTCGTCGCACGTCAGCCTGTCTACGCGCAGATCAACCTGACCGGTGGCGCTGCGTCCGAAACCTACTCACTGAACATTACCAACTGGGGCTTCTCCGCCGCTCCCGATGTGGGATGGTTCCAGTCAGCGGACCAAGGCGGGATGCTCATCCGCTACGACTACGATAGCAGCAGCTCAACATCAGCCGAGCTACGCATCACAATGGCGGACGGAAGCAATGTCCCGACATGGACCAACATGGAAATCACCGGCGAGCTGGCTGAATACAGCTGAACCACGCACACTTATGGGCCTACGAAAATCATTCACGACAAGAAGCGGAGCCATCGGAGACTATCACGTCATCACCTCCTTTCGCTGGGAGCCCGATGGGGAAACCCCTGAGGCCAGCGCAATCATCAGCCTCTACCTCGACAAGGCTGCATCTGATGCAGGGCGCTCTCCGCTTGTCCCGATCATCGGCAAGTTCCGTCTGTTCGGGCCAGCGTTTGAGGAGCATCTCAGCCGCAGCGCGCTCAAGGCCGCAGACGTGGACATCGTCGCGCAGCTCTACATCGCGCTCAAAGAGTCGTGCATGATCGCGCACGCATCCGAGCAACGAGACCGGAAGCAGTTTCTGTCGAGTGATTGCGGCTTGGACTTTTACCACGACGCGCTCGACGTATGAGCGCAGCGGATACCAGTAGGGGCCGCGCAATTACACCCTTGCCACCGCGCCCGCAATCCGCTCCGCTCGAGGCACCATGAGGCTGGGAGGGCTGAGGCTACCAGCAAGCCCGCGAGCGGATTTACCGTTTCGCGGGCTTTCTTTTGTCCATATTCCGCATCCGTCGCCAACATTTGATTCGTTTTAACTGGCGCAACTGCAACGGCTTAGGGAAGCAGCAGGACAAAATACGCAATTGAGCTTTACGCAGGCGGGGTGTTCGGATTGAGTGTGGATGTCGGAGGGAAACAACCCAACGACCAACTCAACCAAAACAACATGAACGCTCCCACCACTTACACCGAAATCTCCCTCGAAGCCGCTGAGGCGATCTTCGGTGGCAAGCTGCCCGAATACCTCTGCAAAGAAAACAATTACGGCACCGCCGCCTTTCACTTCACCGCTTTCAAGGAAATCGTCGAGGCGGACGTGGCTCGCATCGCTGCTCAAAAAGCCGCAAAGCTCGCCGCTCGTGCTGCCCGCGCCGCTGTCCCAGCCCGCACGTTCCGCCTCGTCTCGATCGGAGATTGAAGCGCCACCCCACCGCCGCAAACTCCCCGCTACCTCTTCGGAGGCGCGGGGTTTTCCGGTGCCAGCCGAAGCGAATTAACGCCGAGGCGCGCAACACAACAAAATGACCAACACGATTCAAGCAGGACAAGTCCTCAAAGCCCGCAGCGTTTGCGATTGGGACTGCATCTTCTCGGTGGAAGTGATCGAGCGCAAAGGCTCTTTCGTCACCGTCAAAGCACAGGGCAACGTGAGCCGCAAAAAAGTAATGACCGACGATCAAGGAGAATACGTTTTTGCGCTCGGCAAATACTCGATGGCCCCGATCTTCCGCGCGTAAACTCCACCGCCAATCACGCAAACCACCCCGCTACCTCTTCGGAGGCGCGGGGTTTTCCGGTGCCAGACCGGAGGGAACTAACCCCGAGGCTCGCAACACAACATGCAAAACGAAATCATCGATATCAGGCGAATCAACTCACGCGGGATTTCCCGCCAAGGCAAGATCGAGGGAATCAACACCGTGACCCATCTCGGCGACAACGGAAAAAATGGCGATGCGCGCGTGACGGTGTATCAGCTCGGCGACA